TAAATAAACTTACGTGCTTCAGGCCAACACTGCTTCTTAAACTCACAGTAGCTACACATCATAGGCAGCTTGCTATTGGGACTCGACTTGGACTGTGGAACTTTCTTCTGTCGTTGATCAGGCATGTCACCTGCGACAAGTTCTTTAGCCTCTAGCATCTCTTGCTCTTTGGTTCTGAGTTCCTCTGTGAAGTCATAAACATCTAGGCACATGTGTCCGTTCTGTTTATCTATCGCTAAGAATGCGCCGTGTGTTTTATCTGTTACCTTGTCATCATCTTGTCCTGCATACACATAACTAGATAGCTGACTGATGTAACCGAATGGATCGTCTTGTCGTAGGTTTCCTTCCTTGAACTTCTTGAATGCGTATGGACTACAAGACTTGACATCAATAGTCATACCGTCAATCACTGCATCACGATGTCCTTTGATACCGTGTACATTCAGACGATCTTGTTGCCCTTTAACATCATGCCCTGCAGCCATTGCAATGGTCAGTGCTAGTTCCTCAATCATGTCACCATAAAAGAACTTGAACAGTGCGTTAGCTTCTAAGGGCGTACCCTCTGCAGGTGTGTTGACTTTGTACCATAACTTTCTCTTGCATGGCGTACCGATAGAAGACAGAGATAGATAACCTCGTGGCTCCTGTGGTTTGCTGAATCTTTTGTTAGCCATCAGAGCGATGTTGTGGCCTAGCATAGAACCCTCTAAACCAGACCACCCACCGTTACCTTTGATAACCTCTTGCATATCAGCAATCAGAGTATCAATGGTTTTCATTAGAAGCCTACTGCCTCGTTCTCTTGGATGTACTCAACAAGCTCAAGAACCTTGACACCAACCAAGGATGTACGGCTGTACTGTTTACCGTCTGAGCCTGTGAAGGTAGTGACTAGGTTAGTACACTCAGCTACTGTACCGTTACCAATAACACCCATGTCTGCAGTCCAAGGGTTACCGTCCTTGTCTGTCAACTTCGGTGCTCCACCTGCTTGTGGAATCTCAGTACCGTCCTTCTTTGTAACCTTGTGTGGACGTACAAACTTTACTACAATCTCACCATCAATCATACGATTCTGGTTAGGTTGCTTCTGAGAACCTGCGTCCTTCAGTGCTTTCATACCGTCCTTGGTGAGTACCTGGTTGACAGTGTAAGCACCGTCCGACTTTTCATACGCACCACCATACCCTGTAAGGTCACGGTTTTCCTCAGTTAGGCGAGGCCATTCGATTGCACCAGTAGTTGTTACTTCTTTGTAGATTGTTTTAGGCATTGGTTTTCCTTCTATTTTGTAGGGCCATACTTATATATTAATACATATAGTAGCGTCTGTCAAGGGGTCAATGTGTATCTTTCCACGATTTTCCTATCGAAGATTCACCCTCTAACGGACACATAATTCCGAGATGCAAACCTGCCCATTGGATCGCATCACATTGTATCTGAGCTAGTCTCTCTGCGTCTTGATAACTCCCTCTTACTTCTGTTTGCCATTCGTCATGTACCCATGTACATATCTTAAAGTCAAGACCTTCTTGCTTTGCTTGTTCACGCCACCGTCTTGTAGCGTACTTCATTACAAGTGTCTCGCCATTCTGTAGCATACCTGCTAGTGTCTTGTGTTCGTTAGGTACTACAACCTTGCGTCCATCGTACCCTCTGAAGTAACCACGAGATGCTATCTCAGGTATAACATTCTTCTTTAGTTTAGCTAGACCTTCGATACTGTTAGTAAAGTTAGACACTGCTTTGTTTGCCTGACCCATACCTGTCTTCAGTATCTGTGCGATCTTTGCTGTACCTGCACCAAGTAGGAATGCATAGATGAATGTCTTAGCCATGTCTCTAGTGATATGATTCAGACCCAGAGCCTTACGATTAAGGTTGTGTATATCTGTGTCGTCTTCTTTCTTACCTTCGATAATAGCCTTAACATACTGCTTACTCTCCATGATGTCAGCAAGTATCCGAAGTTGGATTCCTGCAGCATCCGTGCCAACAAGATAGCAGCCATCAGGTGTTGTCCATAAGTCTCTAAACTGTCCATCGTAATCTGCCTTTACTTTATCTACAGCAGTCTTAGCATCACCATGATACACACTTGGTATGTTACCCATGTTAGGGTGACGGTGTGCCATGCGTCCTGTCCATGATCCTATGTGCATGAACTGACCGTGGATGCGTGTATCCCTGCTACTCTCCACTGCCTGTAGCCACTCTGTGAGTGTGCTTCTACGTCCCTCTAGGGTCAACCACTCAGCCAGTGCCTTTGCCCCCTCTGGTGCGCTCTGAGGCAGCGTGTTGAGGTTCTCCTCTGATACTGTCCAACCATACTTCTTGTAGTAGTCAAGCTTCTCTGTCTGTTCCTTGCGGATAGCCTCACGGTGACCGACTGTTTTATCTACAGGATTCCAACCTGCATCCCACAATCTCTCGACTCGTTGCTTAGTAGAACCTGGGTTGAACTCTACATAGTCGTAGCACTCTAGCATATCGTCAACGATCTTTGTCTCAGGGTATGAGTTGAGTGCAGTCTCTACATTCTTGAATAGGTTACCGTCTTCCTTGACACGGTACTTGATAGTCTTGATTAGTTCTAGCTTGGGTGGGAATGCCTGATGAATACGTTCCTCTAGTTCTTGTAGTCGTTTAGTAATCTCTAGATGCAAACGATTCGCAGTTGCAATGTCGAACTCAAACCCACCCTCGTGCATCTCCTGACAGATGATTGCTACATCATGTTCGAGGCGCATAGACTGTGACCAATCCTTGTCCTTGATCTGCTTAGAGAAGTGATCGAATAGTTTCTCTGTTACCTCAACGTCACGGTGACAGTAGTCTAACATCTCTTGTGTCAGGCCACCCTCGAAGTCCTTGAAGTTATCCTTCGGGAAGCCTAGCTTCTCACCCCATGTACCTAGACTGTGTGATCCGATACCGAAGTCAACAAGCATAGACACAACCAAGGTATCAACAATCTTCTGCATGTCGATGACTTGTCCTACAATCCTGTTGATTACAGGCGCATCGAAGTTGATGAAGTTGTGACCAACCCAACGTGTGACACCCTTGGCGTACTGCTTGAACCGATCACGTTCATCTTCGTTCTCATGTAGGTTGACGAACTGGTGTGTCTTACCTGACTCTTTCTCCTTTACACAGATACACCATAACTTGTCAGGGGTCAGGCTCTCTGTCTCTATGTCTGCGAATACTATCATTCAATTCTCCTATCCAGTGCGTCACATCATCATATGGGTTAGCTCCATCGTCCTCTGTCTTCTGAGAGTTTGAAGCTTGCCTCGTCGAATCTGAGCTTCCCTGCGAATCCTGTTTTACCTGCAGGTCTGTTCTTGACGAGGAGTAGTTTCGTTGTGTTCCTTTCATCACGATCCTCTGCCATCTTATCACGTTCTAGTTTAACTACAACAGATGCACGTTTCGCAATGGTTCTGCAATCTCGTACCTGTCCATCATCATTCTCATGGGCGATGGTTACGATACCCACGTTTAGTTCAGAGGCAATGCGAGATAACTGTACTGACAAAGCAGACAACCATTTCTCTACTGACTCCTCACCCTTACGAGAGTAGGCTAAGTCTTGTATCGGTTCAAAGAATACATAGTCTACTCCACATGCCTCACGGAAATACCTGATCTTTTCTAGGATGTCCATAGGGTCTTCGTCTACTGCGATCTGGAACTGGAACAGGCGTTCATCTTGTGATAGTTCGATGATTGCTTGCTTGACTTCCTCTTCCATATCGTGTTCTTCTATCAAGTCTTTGCGTGTCAGGTTCATGTTCAAGTGATACGACACTAGACCTAACACACTTCGCTTCTCTGTTTCTTCGAGGTGACAGATAGCAATGCTTGTATCCTTGTGCTCAGTCAAGACGTGGTACTCTAGGTAACGCATGAACTCTGTCTTGCCGATACCTTCGGGTGCTTGGAACACAGTGAAGTGTCCTTGCATCAGACCAAGTGCAACATCATCGAAGGATTCAATACCTGTCGATACATACACTGCATCGTCTTGCTTCTCGAACAACTCAAGGAACTGTTCAGGTGTGCTACGAATGTTGTCAGGTGTGTACCGTTTAGCATTGTAGAATGCAGCAGCGTAGCTAGGTTTAGCACCTGCTTCTAGGAACTCGTTAGCATCCTTGAACTTATCGTGTATGATCTGGAATGTTTTCTTCGGGAACAGTGCGCCGATCTTGGTAGCCAATGCACGTCCTGCCTCGTCGTTATCTACTGACAACACAATCCTGTCGAAGCTATCTATCCACTCCTTTGCTTTACCCTGCCATAGTTTCTGGTTAGGTGTAGCACTAGGCACGGACACACATGGGTATTTCTTGTCGAGCATCTGGAAGGCAGACATAGCATCTAGCTCACCCTCGCAGATCACGATAGACCTAGCTGACCCTGCGTTGAACTTATCCATACCGAATAGTTCATCAGTCTTGAAGCCCTTGTCTGTCTTGAATCCTTTCTCCTTCGTGTTGCGTACCTTACGGAATCCTGATGGGTACTTGTACACCTGATTGAATCCGAATGTCTGTACATCATAGAACTCCATGACATCCTTACGCACACCACGGTAAGCCTCGTAGTCACCAAGCCCTTCGATCTCTGTGGTCTTGATTGTCTGTACTGATACTTGTTTTAGTTCTTGCAATGGATAAGTCTCCTTCGCCCAGGGTTTCAGGCTCATACCTTTACTTGGGTAGCCACGGTCACAACTATGGCAGTACCCTGTCATCTTCTCTGTGTTGTACGCAAAGGCATCTGAACTATCACAGTCTGCATGTGGGCAGGGTTGATGTGTTACTTCTCTAGCACTATGCATCATTCATACTCCGTCAATTCCATCTTGCTTTCTATCCAATCATATACTTCTTGAATATCTAACTCTGCTGCTGCACAGTAAATGACTAGCTTTAGTCCTTCTTCTTGTATAAGCTTGGCACAATTAGCATTAAGATGAAACTGGTAGGTTGCGCTACCATCCTCTTGTGCTTCCACTCTTTCTACCCCAATCATTTCTTTATCATCCATGTCTTAGTGCGCTCCATGATACAGGGAACAGACGTTCCATCTCTTCGTCGATAGCATCAGCTACAATGCGTGACTCTCGTTGTGTGTCGTCAGTGCAGCGTAGGTTACACATGTCAACGAATGCGTCAAGACTACCTGACCAGTACCACTCAGTCATCAAGGATTGTGGTAATACTATTCGTGCTAACTCAGGTGCAGCCCCTTCGTCAAGTAGTTGTTTGTATAACTTCACACGAACTTCATCATGGTAGATGATGTTAGCATTGCTTTTTATTTCTCCTTCACTGCCTTGCTTCTTGTCTGCGCTACGTCCACGCCATACATCAGGTACGTAGAACTGTGGTTCATCATCCACATACCGACGACTGATCTCGTTCCAACGTAGGAACTTATGCTTGACTAGCTGACGTGCTACAAACACAGGTGCTTTCACGTGGAAGGATGCGAAGCAATGTCCGAATGGACTGATGTGTTTGTGCTTTGCAAGGTACTTGATCAGCTTATCATCCTTGAACTGTAGTACCTTCGGCTCACCCATGTGTACCCTAGGCATGTAGTCTGACTTCTTACCGAAGCTAACACGTGCAGCGTTGACTACAGTTAAGTCATCACCCATGTGATTGATATAGGTTACCTCAATCATTTTACATCCACCTCTAAACATACAACTGCTTCGCCTTTGTGTGTGACTAACACCTGTGCTTCATCCAATGCTTGTATGCATTCATCTTTCTTCGGGAAAGATTTAATCTGATAGTACTCTACACCCTGACTGTTGGTTATCTGAAACCAAACCAATACCCATATCATTGCTTACCACCTTTGAATCTGTGCTTGAAGAACACGATAGTATTCAAGCCAGTGTTAATTGTTACCATCAACAGTATCCACCACTGCCACCATACTAATCCACCTACTTCAAACATCCTCGTCCTTTCCTTTGTGTTTCTTTTTCCTAAATGGTTTAGGTTTCTTCTTATCTGGTATGACTTGCTGCTTGTACTTAGGTTGCCTCAAGTCTTTAGCCATTGGATTAGAACGTGATGTTACCGTCTTCATCGTATGGACTCCTGAAGTATCCCTTCATCATACATTCCTGGCGAGGATCGAAGTCATCGTCGTCATCCTCTAAGTCTAAATCTACTGGTGTCATCACACCAATCTCACGCATAAAAATTTCTAGTTCTGTGTTCATGTTTTTACTCCTCATACTTATATATTAGTACATTCTGATTGACGTGTAAAGACTATTCTTCATATTTATCTTTGATACCAAGAAGTCTTTTCAATTCATCCTGTTCGTTGATCTTGAAGATTCTTTCAAGGTCATCTCTACCGAATGTGCTGTAAGCAGTCTTGTTAATATCGTCCTTACATTCGACGCAGTAGAACCGTTGCATCTTCTTGTCTACAAACGTAGCGTCTGCTCTGTTACAACAAAAACATCTCATGTCCTGCCCTTTCTTTAAGTAATGTGTATAAAGTATTACTATACTTATAACACAGATTCTTTAAGTATTATAGATAGGGTATCACAAATCATTCTCTTTGTCAAGTGCATCTTGCATGTGTGCATGATACCCCATCTCGAAACCTGTCCAGAAGTTAGAGTTGATAACCTTGTTGTCGATCTGCTCAGAGTCCTTGCGCCCCACCAGGAATCCTAGTGCAAACGCTAGTCCAATCAGTGCCACCAACCATCCATCAAGCGTCAACGTACTGCTCCTTCAGGTTGTACATGAAAGCATTGACGACACCGTGGAACATCTTATCTCTGATCTTCAACTGTACTATCTCTAGCTTCTCACGTGCTTCTCTTACATTAAGTTTCTCTGTTATCACCCTGAATGTATTGTCTTCTAGTTCAGCGATGATTACGTATGCGTCTGGTTTGTTATCCATGTTACCTTCCTAGTGCTAGTAGTATCATTACAACCATAGATAAAGTCAGTGCTCTGCCTACGATCATTACGTATTGTGGTGGTAGCGGTATCGCTATGTACAGTGACAGTGCTACCAACCATGCAAGTAAACCCATTATTCCTCTGTCTGTGTTACGTTAGGGAATGCGTTGTAGAAAGAACTACGAACATCCTTTAAATTTATATAGGTGTTATACAACAACCAATCTTCACTGGTCTGCCTATCCCATGCATCATATGCTTTCCACATATCACGTATGGCATCTTGTTGTTTCTGTGTGAGGCAAGTAAACGCTGCGTCAAGTTGTTTATTCTTTTCGTCTTGTTCAGCTTGCCATTCTTCACGGCGTTTCTTTTCTTCTTCGTCTTCAATATATGGCATTGTTTTAAACCTCTACAATCTTCAGTGATA